CTTGGTTCGATTCCAAGACGGCGTATTGTAGAGCATATACATACTCTACTGTTTTAAAACATGTTTTAATCGTTTTTTGTAAGGAGATTGCCAATGGCACACGAAATTATTAAGAGAGCGTTTCTCAACAAAACCCCCGCTCGGGAAGACTTCTTTGTTCTTTCCGTCTCGAACATCGTTGATGTTCTGCCCGGACAAGTGATCGAAGCATCACAAGTTCAAGATCTTTTTGACAGTGGTGTTGATGTCACCATCAACCTTCCCATGCCACCCGCTGGTGCGAATCCACCCCCAATGGGCGGTGACAACGCTGCACCAAACTTTAGGGACGTTCAAACTCCCGCTGGTGCAAAGAAGGGCTGCACATCCTGTGGTAAGAAGAAAGAAGAAAAGGCTGAAGCCGTTCTTGAAGAAACTTCTGTCGAGGTTGCAGAAGTCTCAGAGTGATTTCAAAATCACCTTGGAAAAAGGGAGCCTTCGGGCTCCCTTTTTTTAATATCCACCACGACCCGGTGATCCACCAGATCCTCTTGACGAGCCACCAGATTGTCTTGGTAATCGTCTCGGTGGTGGAGTTCTAAAGGGATTGGGAACTTCCAAAAGGTCAAATCTTCCGGGACGAAAAGGTTTGGTAAACAATTGCCACTCTCTTCTTGTTGATCCTCCCTTCCACTTTCCCGATCTAAATTCAGCAAGTCCATCTCTTGGACATCCATACTTATAAAGGTCTTGTCGGGGACCATCTGGCCAACCGACGTGATATACACGACCTAATGTTTTATAATACCCTGATGGTGGACAATACCCATCTGGACCTCCACCGGGACCTCCAGTCCCTGCAAAATTTTCTGTTGGATTATACAACTCATCGTTTCCGAGTGTTAAACCCCATCTATCAACGTTCGCCGGTGGATTACCAGAAAATACTATATCAATTCTAAAATTGTATTCGTAATAATATCCAGTAAATATCCAGCCAGGCGATGTGCTGATTAAAGGAACGTCAAATCTTCCATTGTTGTAACTTGCTAGACCATATGGATCATTAAGTTGAGTTCTTACATAACCCATGTTTTGAGGTCTTTCCTCTGAAAGTTTTACATCTCCTCTTAAAGACCAACCGTTGTCTTTCAAACAGTTCCATTCATAAAATCCGGGAACTACATCATTGTTAATTCTTGCAACTTTTAATGAAACAAACAATTGGGGAATACTGGGTGCAGTGTGAGGCGCACTTAAGTATTTTGCTCCAGATTCACTTTGAGATACGTTTCCACCAATGGGTGATCTGTAAGCAAGTCCGAAATATCCGGGTCCTCCACTGGGGGCACTTTGGAGTGTATATTCAACTCTTGGAAAATTTTCAAACCCAACGAAGTTTGGACTTCCGGCGCAGGGATCAATGCTCCCTCCTCTTGGAACTCTGTATCTACTCATTGATTTCTCCTATTATGTTCCTTGTCCAAGAACGTTTATTTTTCCACCACTTCCCGGCAACCCTTCTAGGAAGTAATAAAATTCGTTTAAATTTTTAGGCACTGTAAGTAAAACATAATTAGAGTTTGTAAGATTTACACGCTGAACACCAGTATAAATTAAACTACCACCAGCGTTTGATCCATCTGGTGTCTTTGAAAATGATAATCTATGTTGGGTTGGAATTATAACATTATCAGAGTCATTTTCCAAACGAGTTCTTGCCAAATATTGTGGGTAGCCACCTTTTGTTGACCTGCCATGATTTCTGGATGTGTTCGGCATGTAAAAAGTAATGTTTGGGATCTCATCTATTTTATGAGTATGATATTTTGTTGGATCACTTAGTGTTTCATCAATCGAAATACCCTGTGGTGGGGTAACAAACATGGGATAATAAAACCCTGTTGGTAATCCTCTATTGGAGTCTGTTCCATAAACTGCAAACGGACCTCGCTCTAAATTTACATCGTCGGGTAATGACAATAAAAATTTATATGTTTGTCCTCTGACTAAATTCAAAACAGACACCGGATTGCCATTTATAGTTGCTTTATTGTTTTGTAATCTAACACTGAACTCTTCTTGTATCGGTGTCTCTATCGCAACATTAGTTCCAAGTGATGACTCAACTTGTTTTTTTATCAGTTGCTCAGAAACATTTTTGTATTCTTGTGGTGTTTTAAATCTAAAATTTGATACGTCTTGAAGTCTTTGCCTAATGGCTTCTCTTGCACCCTCTGTGGTAATGTCTGTGACTTGAGGATACAAAAGATCATCATATGTGTTAACAACATCAGTTAAGTTTCTCAGAGAGTTATTTGTTTGTTCTCTTTGAATTTCAGTCTCTGGATTTTGTTGATAGAACGGAGGACATGTTTCACACTCAGTTGCATTAAACTTCTCCTCACTCAAATCTTCAATCTTTGCCGCAAAGATAAAATCAAAACCACTTTCAACAGATTCAATTCTGCCTTGTTGCTCTCTGCCGTTTCGGCACTCTACAAGTGAACCTTTTTCAATATACTGGTACGTTGTTGGATTAAACAGAGTTTCTTTTGCATAAAAACACATCGCTCCATCTAACGTTTTTTCCATTGAATTTTGATCTGGCTTAAACAACGTTATAGAAACTATTTCGCCAGTTAAGTCTACTTCTGGAATTTCTCTATCAACCGTAAGTATTTCTTTTCCTTGATAATCAATATCAAATTCTAGAATCTCATATAGTTTATTTTCTTTTATTCCTCCAGTGGCTGCGACGATCTTTAAGAAATCACCCGCAACGGCACCCATTTTTGAAAAGGATTCACTTGAGGTGTAGCCCAACTGATTCGTTACTTTGTAATGTCCTGTTGCTCCAGTGGGGAGGGTTAATCCCATTAAGACATTGCTTTTAAAATAATTGTCTTTGTATAATTTTTGCTTAGAGTCCCACGTTGCACCACTTACATTTGACAAAACAATTTTGTCATCACCGAGAAATTTTGACAGCGTGTAAGTTCCAGAAAAATTAGCAGAGATATTGTTCTCTGGGTTATAATACTCTGCGTTTGATATGTCAAACGTTATGCCAGATTTTTTTAATTTAAGTAGAGTTACAACATCTTGATACTTGTCTTTGTTTGTTTTTGACGAGTAATCAAAAATAAAATCGGTTCCGGAAATAATAACCGATGGATTTGATTCCACATATTCACTGGTGTATAATTCATCTAAACTATCAGTAAATTGTAACGCTAAAAAAGACTGAGTTGATTGATGGTCCAGTTTTTGGCCCATCCTCTTTCGATTGTAACGTCGATTATTATTCATGTTACGATCCTAAGTAGTGAACCGTTTGCGTTCCCCGAACCGACTTACAATAAACCAATCCAACGTTGTTGACGTTTAAGAAACACGACTCACCCGGCTCCAATGGATATCCGTTTCTATCACCTTGTGTTAACGTGTAACTTCCGACTAAGATCGTGTCTGTGTTATCGACACTGGACTTAATCGAAACTCCACTCTTCACTTCAACATTCGTAACAAGTTGAGATGCTGTGGTGTTCACCGATCTACTTCCTGCTGATAATGAGGATGGTTGCACCGATTCAAGAACCTTAACTTGAACGTTACCAGAAGCAAGATCGGTTCTAATCCCCGGAATGGAGTTGGTGTTGCTCTTGATCGAAGTAAGATTGGAAACGAGTGGCTTAGATGATGATTCAAGTGATGTCGTGATGTTGGTATCATCAATCGTGACGGTTCCACTTTGCGTTACGGTAAGGGCACCTGTGGTTGTAATCGGAACGGCACCACCGTTTTCACCCTTAATCAAGACGGGTTCTGCACCAGTGAGTCCCTGAATTCTCAGAGCGTTATCCACACTGTCGTTTGTGACACCGTGAGTTGTTTGAACGCTTGCTGTAATTGCGATGCTTGCGTCAACGATAGAAACTTTCAGAGCGTCACCGGAGAACCCAGCGGTTGCTCCGGACGAACTTCGATATAAAATGGCAGGAATATATTGAGAAGCGTCAGAACCAAAGACTTTGATACTGTCAGTTGCAGCGAGGATATTTCTACCACCCGTTGCATTAACCGTACCAGTCACGGTAACGGTGTCTGTTGCGGATGTGAGCCGTCTGCCACCTGTTGCGAGGAGCGGAGCAGCGGTTCCTGTGAAGCCGTCCTGACCACTGATACCGTGAACAGGGATACCTGTTTGTTCGTCGATAGCGACAGTTCCTGTCACACCGATTGGATAACCACCAACAATACCTTGAATCGTACCAGTAATTCCAATGTCACCACCTGTGACAGATCCAGCGACTTTCAACCAGTTATTCGTAACACCAGTGGGATCTGTTTCAAAAGCGTTGACTACAACAGCATTCCCTGAGATACCAACATCACCAGAGATACCGACGTTCGTTTGATAACTTTGAATTGTTATGGGTAGGGGGTTGCTACTGCTTACTCTTTTTGATACAGTAGAGTCTCCAAAAGCAAGTTTTTGGATTGGAACGTGTGCCCCGGTGATATTTACACCACTTGAGGCAAAATCTGTTGCCATCTCAGCGGTGTTTCCGCTAATGTCGATGGTTATATTTGATCCGGTGTCTGGCATTTAAAACTCCAATAAATAGAAGGTATTGACTTTTCTCAAAGAAGGGCTATAATCATTCATATGATATTTATCGAAAACGAACAAGAAAAATTCTCAAAGCGTGTGGAAAAGTATGTTCTCCAGAATGGAGGGACTTACTTAGACGCTGTTATATGTATATCTGAAGAAATGAGTCTGTCTCCAGAGGTTGCAGGTAAATTAGTTTCAAAACCAATAAAAGAAAAGTTGCAAATCGAAGCAGCAACGCTAAACTATAACATTAATGTTCCAAAGGGACAAACATCATTATTTTGAAGTGGGGAGTTCCCACAAAGTATCAGGCCAAGGGAGATCCTTGGGAAAGGAAAGTTTATGAGTTTTAAAGACATGAAAAGAAAGTCTGTCGGTAGCATCAGCGAACTGACAAAGAAATTAGAGACTGCTGAGAAGAAAAATTCTTATCAGGATGATCGCTTCTGGAAACCAACACTTGACAAAGCAAGCAACGGCATGGCTGTTTTTCGGTTCCTCCCGGCACCGGAAAATGAAGATATGCCTTGGGCTAAACTTTACACCCATGCGTTCAAGGTTGGTGGTCGTTGGTATATCGAAAACTCTCGCACCACGATTGGTGAAAAGGATCCAGTTTCAGAGATGAACTCAGAACTCTGGAACAGCGGTCTTGAATCCGACAAGGACATCGCTAGGGATCGTAAGCGTAAGTTGTCTTACATCTCAAACATCCTTGTTCTAAAGGATCCTGGCGCACCTGAGAACGAGGGCAAAGTGTTCCTCTACAAGTATGGTGTGAAAATCTTCAACAAGATTCAGGAAGCAATGCAGCCTGAGTTTGATGACGAAGATCCTATCAACCCATTTGATTACTGGGCTGGTGCGAACTTCAAGTTGAAGGTTCGTAAGGTTGGTGGTTACATCAACTATGACAAGTCTGAGTTTGAGTCACCTTCCGAGTTGCTCGGTGGTGATGATGCCAAACTTGAAGAGTTGTGGAAAACACAGCACTCTCTTCAAGCGTTCGTTGCTCCAGATCAGTTCAAGACTTACGATGAATTGAAGAAGAAGTTGCAAGAGGTTGTCGGTGACGATATCCGTGCGACGGAATCTGATTTCGTGAGTCAAAAAACTGCGGAGGATGTTGTTGTGGAGGAGACAGTATCTTCAGACAATGGAGAGGTAGAGGGTGAGGAAACTGACGCTCTGTCATACTTCCAGCGTTTGGGTGACGACGACTGAGTTAAACTCAGTTAAAGAAAAAAGCCTCGCTTCGGCGAGGCTTTTTTTATCCAACCACTGTTCTCCAATTAGGTAAAGTTTGCATTTCTCTTTTCATTGATCTAAATTCTCCAGAGGAAACACTTGCGGGTGATTGTCCTCTTCTGACACCGAATCCGCCACCACCAGCACCTCCACCCAATGCTGCTAATTGATCACCTGCTGGCATTCGTCTGGGTATGTCAGTTGCTCCGGTTGGAGCAAATTGTGGTGATCGTGGAGCAACATCAATTCCACCGGGGACTCTTCCCCCACCCTCTGGTGCATTTTGTATCGCTGATTCGAGAGTCATTGTTACTGTTGGTGAACTAATTTGACTTGGGGATTCGCTGGGAGTATTTGTTCCCCGTGGAATGTCATAAGCAGATCCACCAAAACTGGCACTGCGATCTCTTGGAATTGTTTCTTTTGTTTCCGGATCAATCCCACCTTCTGTTGCTGCTTTAATAGTGGGAGCATAATAATCACCCAAAGGTCCTTCTAACGCTGCCTGCTCTCTTTCTAAAACTAAGTCTTCACCAAAGCGTCTGACCGCATCTTCTCGTGTCATTCCACCGTAAAGAAATCTCTCCGCTTTATCTTGATCTCTGGACGCAACTACATTAGCGATATTATTTTGTAGTGCTTGCTTTTTCGCTTCCTCTTCTTCGATAAGAGAGATAATACCATCACCGTTTGCGTCCACTAAAATACCACCTATGTTGTAAGTCTTGGGATCTAATTTAAGTGTTTGTTGTCTTTTAAGACTTCTATCTAACATCTCTTTTTTATCATGTTCAAATGTGATGGGATCAAGTGCCCCAGAATTTGCGATTGCTCTTGCCTCTGCTCGTTCTTTTTCGGTAATTTTTCCATCACGGTTTCTGTCTACAAAAACTCCTCGACCATAAAATCTCGCTGCCACTCCGTTATCACTATAGTATGATTCAGAGTGTGGGCCTTTTGTTGCAGGAGTTCTCACATTAAGAATCATTCCTGCGTAATCTATTACTCGTGTTGCAGTTGAATCTGATTCACTTGAGGATTTTTTAGATTTTTTAGATTTTGAAGAATCTGTTTTTTTTCTTTTTGTTTCGGGTTTTTCTGGTTTTGGAATTCTAGATCCACCTTGAGTTTGATAGCCACGAAACGCTGGGCTCCTTGTCCGTTCCGATCTCGAAGCAAGTCTACCGCTTCTTCCTCTAGATTTTTTAACACCAGCCATATGATCTCGCATGGGCTTAGTGGCATCATAGGTAACACCTATAGCGGATCTCA